AAATGTATGATGCGTATGGGTATGGAGATTGACTAAACATCAATACCAATGTGCAGTACGGCAGTTATGCAAATGGCGTAGTCAATGGGGGTTAGCAAAGTTTAGAGAATACCTATCAAAATACCAACTTGATAGTAATTTACTAATAGGCTTTGCAGACCAATGGAAAAAAGGTAACAAAGGTAATAAGGGGGAATGGAAATGAAAGAGTATGACCCACACGAAGCAATAGACTTTATATTTAAAACAGCACCGCAATACGCTAAAGCAAGCGGTGAACTGGCCCAACTTGAGAACTTTAGGCATAGTCTTAAAGCCATTAAGATGTCGCAGACCGAAGAACAGTCGCTAGGGGCACAGGAACGGGAAGCTTATCGTAGCCCTGAATACCAAGATTTATGCAAAGCCATAGGGGTAGCGGTAGAACAAAAAGAAGCTTTGAGATGGCAATTAGAAGCCGCCAAGATGCGTTTTGAAGCATGGCGTACCCAACAAGCTAATGACAGAAATATAGAAAGGTTGACACGATGAGAGGATTTGCAGAAGTATTCCTAGATTTAACTCGCACCATTAAAAAAGTGCATGAACTTAAACTTAAAAATGACCATACCGAAGCTTATCTGCTTAGTTGCGATATAACTGACTATGCCCAAGAACTAGAGGATATATTGCAAAAAGATGCAAATATCCAATAAAGGCGATAACACTTACGCTGAACGCCAAAGCGTTAGAAATACGGCTGAATTTTTGTTTGAATACTATTGTGCTGAAAAAGAGTACGAAGTAAAACGCATAGGATTTGATGAAAAAAACAATGCTGTCAGTAATTTTTTTAGGCTTAACAAATGTTTAAGAAATATTCCTGATTATGTTGTAAACACCAAAGACAAGACTTTTGTGGTCAATGTTAAAGGTACAGGTAATTTTAAAGCTAAAGAAATAGCATTAATTTCTGAACTTGAATCTATGTATGGGTCTAAGGAAGCCCCATTAATTTACGCTTTTTGTTTTTTAGGACAAGAACCCAAACTAATATATCCCAATAAAATTGTAGAGTTATACAATAAAGCCCAAGACAAAAGATGGTCGGATGGTGTTACCTACAGAAATTTGGGATTATGAATAAAAAAGAAAGAAAATACCATGACGATATTGCAAGACTTGGTTGCGTCTTATGCTACCACATGGGCTACCATGACACCCCCGCAGAGCTTCACCATGTCAGACGATTCGGTGGAAAGCGGTCAGAAGCACCAATACTCCCCTTATGTACCGAGCATCACAGAGGTGCTACAGGTGTGCATGGACTCGGAGCAAAGGCTTTCGAGAGATACCACCAAGTTGAGTTCGATACCTTACTAGATATAGTTAAGGCTAGGCTACAACTCTAGCGGGTCAAAGCCTAATTCTTTGCACATATGGCATCTAGTTCTAAACTCTTTGCCATGCTGTGCCCATTTATAACCTTGCCGTCTATAAAAACTCATATGAATCATCTCATGGGCCATGGTCCTAATTACTGTGTCTAAATGCCCACACCTAGCGTCAGAGATTGTAATAATATGTTCCCATTTATCCCCGTCACTATACAAATAAGTTCCCATCACCTCTACATCTGAGTCCACGACAAAATGAACTTGTTCGGGTAAAGGCAGTTTCCATTTAGAAAATGGTTCGCAGCAATACAACATACTGTAAATGTTTTTAAGTATGGCTGGCGTTAGTTTCATTAGTATAATTTCTTGTTGCAATACACAAAAACAACTCCAAGCCTACTTTTAAAAATATAGTCTTTACCTACAAAAGTAAACCACCAAAATCGCTTTGTAAGCCAAAGTTGCAAATCTAACCAATAAATAGATATGTGCTGTAAAGGATATTTCATACTTCTAATATTTCCCCACGAAACTCTACCTCGTTTTCCCCACAAACTTGAATCATCTCAGGCATTAAAAGCCTACCACGCTCCCACGAAGCCATAATGAAACCTTGCCTCCAGTCACGGGCTGAATCCTCCACATATGAGAAGCTATCCGCATTGATGTCAGCTAAAGTGCCTGTTTGTATTCCCCAATAGGTCTTTTGGTCAAAGGTCGATATAGGGCTAAGAGTTAAGACATGGGTATGCCCTGTAAATATATTACAAAAACTGGCTTGAACATTGTTATAGCCTGCGTATCTACCGCCCTTATGCCTGTGCTTAATTACAGTATCCTCATTGACCCAAAACGACCAACAGGTTTCCCAATGGGGAAAATGGTACTTTAAGTTAAACCCATCCACCCCCGAAAACTCAGGTGCACGAGATACCAAAGCCGACTCATAACGCATATCGTGATTACCTAAAGTCCATATCAGCCTACACCCTGCTGGTCTAACCTTTTCAATAGCGTCTAAATGCGTCTTACAGTAGTTTAGTTCGTCTAATACGCTAGGTTGGCGGTCATAGTTAATCTTAGGGAATCGGCTCAATACAGCCCCGTCAAAGGCATCTCCGTTACAGATAATGGCTTTGGGCTTAAAATGCTCAATAAACTTAATCAGGGCTTTAAACCCTGTAGTTGTATCTTCTGTAAAGTGGGCATCCGAAAAAATAATGACTCGCCCTTTTTCTAGTTCCATACCCCGTCTAACGCTATGGGTGGTAGCATCTAATCGCTCTTGCAATAATTCTTGGCGTTTTGCCTTTTCAGCCCTAGCTCTTTCAATATATTCTTGGCTTTTTTCTTGCTTATAACTAAGGTCGGTTACTAGCGTTATATTCTGCCTAATCTCTACTGACCGCCTACGATTCATAACGGCACGAACACCGATGCCTAAATGTTCTGCTAATGCTGTGGGGCTAGGATATGACCGCCACTTTTCTATAAATTCGTCATCACTAATGTAATCACCATACTGATTTTTAGCCATATAAGACCCTAATCGTGATAAAGTTAGCATATCTTAACTGAATATTGTTAAAAAACAATGGCATACGCCAAAAGAACCGATGCAAATCAAACAGAAATAGTAGAAACCCTCAGAAAAGCGGGGGCAGATGTCTATATTTTATCAATGGTCGGCAGAGGAATACCTGACCTGATGGTGTGCTTTAACGGAGAAACAATCTTGATGGAAGTCAAGCGTGACGCTAAAGCTAAGTTCACCGCAGACCAACTTAAATTTATAGCCAACTGGAAGGGTGGGCCACTTAGTCGGGTAGATAGCCCTGAATCTGCATTACGGGCAATAGGACTTATTCGTGTTAATACAGAATCTTAAAGTCACCGAATACACCCAAGACTACTATGACGAGCATAAAGACGCTGGTTTAGATTATCTTGGGCATGGCTATTGGCAAGAGGAATACGCCAAAATGGTCGTAGAAGCCTGTAAAACGCCTCGTGACGGCTTTGTAGTGGATGCTGGGTGTGCGTGTGGTTCTATTCTAAAAGGCTTTCATAAGCTCAATATGAGGGTCTTAGGGGTAGATTTAAATGATGCCATGATTGGGTTGGGTCGTACCCACTTTGAGTATTACGCCAATGAACTGGTTTGTGGGTCTATTGCTGACACCCCCGCCCTAACTGAAAGCGTTGATTTGGTGCATACCGCCCAAGTCTTAGAGCATATCCCCGAAGAACAGATGGATGCCATTCTTCAAGAATTTTCAAGAATTATCAAGAAATCAGGGCGTTTGTTTATTTGTCTAGATGCCGTAAAAGATGGGGAAACCAAAGAAATGTATATGGGCGACCCGACCCATGTGAATATTCAGCCGATTGAATACTGGTATAGGCTATTCCAAAAGCATGGATTTATGTTTGATGTCGAGGCATATAACAAATTTGTTAGGTCTAAATACAAGCCGACAGCCGACAAAGACGAGAATTTTTTTAACGCCTACCCTTATTGGAGTGTATGGATTTTGCAAAAAACCTAATATAATTGGGTATGTAAAGGAGATTCTATGGAAAATTGTTCACTTTTTGTAGCTACATTGCTACATTCTGCGACTAACACGCATTTTTTCCATTTCACAACGGATTCCTACTCACGCCATAAAGCGTTGCAAAAATACTATGAAGGTATTGTAGATTTAACTGACAGTTTTGCTGAATCTTATGCTGGCAAATATGGCAAATTCACCGCATTTCCAAGCGTGTACCACCAACCCAAAGAACCAGTTAAATACTTAGAATCCCTACAAAACTTTGTGGCAGATGCCCGCCAAGATTTACCACAAGATACCGAACTGCAAAACCTGATTGATGAGATTGCAGACTTGATTAACACCACGACTTATAAATTAAAGTTTTTACGATGAAAAATTGCGGTATCTATTTGATTCGCAATAGAATTTCAGAAAAATTCTATGTTGGCTCATCTATTGATATTGACAGGCGTTGGACTAGGCATATTGATGATTTAAATAAAAACAAACATCATTCCGTAAAATTACAAAATTCTTGGAATAAATACGGCAAAGATAATTTTGATTTTTTTGTTATACAAAAATCTGATTTTTCAAATATAGAACAATTAGAACAGCAATGGATTGATACACTTGGTGCTTATAAACATGGTTATAACTGCACAGCAATTAGTCAAAACATAGGGTTATTACCTAAAACTGCTGAACATAAAAGAAAAATAGGATTAGCTCACAAAGGCAGAAAATTAAGCGAAGAATCAAAAGAAAAAATACGCCAAAAAATGCTCGGTAAAAAAAGAAAACCACGCAGCGAAGAAACTAAAGCAAAAATTTCTCAAGCCAATAAAGGTAAAGTTAGAACAAAAGAAATGCGTGAACATTTATCTATTGTAAAAACTGGTGTGCCGCATGGTAGAAAAATGACAGACGAACACAAAATTGCCTTACTTGCTGGCAGACGCAAAAACAAAGATAATTGTTTAAACATTTGAAATAAAAGGATAAATCATGCCATTAGTCAAATCAGGTAGCAAAGAAGCGGTAGGCAAAAACATCAAGACCGAGATGAAAGCTGGCAAACCTAAAAAACAAGCCGTAGCGATTGCTCTTGCTACTGAGCGTAAATACGCTAAAGGCAACCGCAAGAACAAGCTAGAAGAAGCATACGGCAAGTACATAGAAGAAAAAGCATGAGTAGGCAAGACCAAATTCGTGTTGCAATGGATAAGCACGATAAGCCAATACCTAAAACTACAACGGGTAAAGGTAAGAATTACTTGCCAACAGAACAAGGGGCTGGCATGACCGCCAAAGGTCGTGAAGCCTACAATCGCAAAAATAACGCAAATTTAAAAGCCCCCGCCCCAAATCCTAAGACTGATGCCGACAAAGGCAGAAAAGCTAGTTTCTGTGCAAGAATGGGTGGGGTAGTAGCAAAAAGCAAAAACGCTGAACGAGCAAAAGCAAGCATGAGGAGATGGAACTGTGGCTAAACAAGGACTGTATGCAAACATTCACGCCAAGCGTGAGCGAATCAAAGCTGGTTCAGGCGAAAAGATGAACAAGGTTGGTAGCAAAGATGCCCCTACTAAGCAAGACTTTATTGAGTCGGCTAAGACTGCAAAACCGCCCAAAAAGACTAGAAAACAAATGCTTACCGATAAGATGAAGGATATGTAATGTTTAAAAAAGAAAAAATTAAACCTGAGAACTCTTTGTTGCAACCGCACAAACAGACCACGCTAGAAAAAAACCAAGATAAGCGTGAAAAGCGTAAAGCTGCATTAATGAAGCACTTTAATAAGTTTGCAAAGGATATGGCATAAATGGCTACATTGGCTGAAGTTCTA